TACAGGAACTACTGCAGAAGTATCGTTCTGGGATAGAGACAACCACGAACTTAAACTTATCAATAGAAATGGTAACTTTACTCCTGGTGAAACTATCACTGGAGCGGAGAGTGGTACTGTACAAGACAGCGTTACAGTAGACAATCTAACACTAGAAAACGTCCAGTACGCCGACAATAAATACATTGAGACTACAGGTAATGATTTACTTGATTTTACTGAAGTGAATCCATTCGGAGAGTATGGCAACGTTACTGGTGAATTCTGATGTTAGGACCACATTTTTATAACGAAGCGATTAGAAAAACAGTAATCGGTTTCGGTACACTATTCAATAATATTGAAATTAGAAAGAAAGATCCTTCTACGGGAGAAGTATTGGAGGCAGAAAAAGTTCCTCTTGCTTACGGTCCCAAACAAAAATTTCTAACAAGACTAGAACAGAATGCAGACGTTACTAATAAAGTAGCAATTACTGTACCTCGTCTGTATTTTGATATGACTAATATCACATACGACACTACTAGAAAAATTGCTCCTACCCAACGTCTCAAGAAGACTATTGATTCGGATGGAGAAGCTCTTTCTGTACAATACGTACCAGTACCTTATAACATAGAGTTTGAACTTGGTATCATTGCCAAGTCTCAAGATGATGGTCTGCAAATTCTTGAACAGATACTACCATACTTCCAGCCTAACTTTAATATCACACTGAACATGATCCCTGACATGGGAGAAAAGAAAGACGTTGCTATTAATTTAAATAATATCAACTACGAAGATGAATGGGATGGAGACTTCCTAGACAGAAGAAGTATTGTATGGACTCTCAACTTTACAGCTAGATCTTATATCTACGGTCCATTCACCAAAGCAGGTGTTATCAAGAAAGCAATTGTATACGAATCAATTGGAGACAAGAACGAATCTCCAGACAACAGAAATACAAAACTTACATATGCACCTAAAGCATTGGAGGATAAAAATGCTGATGGTGTAATCGATGCTGCTGACGATGCACTTGTTATCAGTACCGATGACTTTGGATTTAATGAAGGAATTGAATTGCTATGAAAGAATTTGAAAAGAACATGGAAGACATCTTTGATATCGAAGTCGAGAACGAAGAGAATGCAATCGAACAATCACAACCATCCAAGCCTGTTCCCAAGAAACAAGAGCAGGATCACCAGGATAAAGATTATGATTACACCAGAGCACAATTGTACAACCTCATAGACAAGGGTCAGGAGGCGTTCAACGGGGCGTTAGAGGTCGCGCAGGAGTCAGGGCACCCAAGAGCGTATGAAGTCGCTGTGAACGCCATGAAGCAGGTAGCAGACACCACAGACAAACTGATTGATCTACAGAAGAAGATGAAAGATCTTGATGCTCCTACAAAAAACTCTGTGAATACAAAGACTACAAACAATTTATTTGTTGGTAGTACAGCTGATCTGCAAAAAATGCTCAAGCAAATAAATAAACAAGAAGAGTCTGAATAAATATGAAGTCCTTTAAACAACTACGTATTGACATCACCGAAGCAGCAGAAAAACGTTACTGCCCTGGATGTGAAAAGTGGGAGACTAGAGCAGTCTGTCGATTCGGAGTTGAATACTGGGACAAATACGCCGTCAAAAACTTTGAAGAAGCAGTGCTCGAAGGAGCAGCTTGGACTAAAAAGTCAGGAAAGAAAAAGTCAGGAGGACTCAATGAAAAAGGACGAAAGTCTTATGAAAAGGAAAATCCAGGATCTGACCTTAAAGCACCAAGCAAAAAGGTTGGAAATCCCAGGCGGGCATCCTTCTGCGCTAGAATGAAAGGCATGAGGAAGAGACAGAAGAAATCAAACAATACAGGTGATGATCGTCTATCAAAATCATTGCGTGCTTGGAATTGCTGACATACTTGTTAAAAGTATGTTAAAATAAAGGAATATCTATTACTTAACCTATAATTATACTATGAGTTTTGAGAATATCATGCGGCTTAACGAGACCGATGTACACCGCTTAATCAAAGCATGTCAAGTCTATCAAGACAGGACAGGTTCGGAATACATGTGGGATGAATACCACGAGTTGATTGAAAAACTTAAAACTTATCAAGAACAACATTCTGTAGCAAAATGAAATTTTTTATCGCAATTTTGATTGTGCTATTTTTTGCTGCCCCAACATGGGCAGTCGATGTAGCAATGGGTGCTGGTGGCAACCTAGTATTTGAACCTAATGAGATCACAATCTCTGCAGGTGACACAGTTCATTTTATCAACGAAGCTCTACCTCCTCACAATATTATTGTAGAAGGTCGTGCAGATCTTTCTAGAGAAGCACTATTGTTTGCTCCTGGAGAAACACAAGACGTTGTATTTGCTGATGTAGGAGACTATGAGTTCTTCTGTGGTCCTCACCAGGGTGCAGGTATGACTGGCGTAATTCACGTAGAGTAAAAATGACCCTAGCACATGTCCTACTTTTCGGATCACTACCCTTTATATGTGCCACCGCATATTTCGGGCACAGAAAAGGTGAGAATAACTATTATGAAACTGACGCCTACGGAGGAAATGGAACAGCGCATTAGAATGAGGTATGCGTTTGCCATGTCTTCCTTTGGCAGAATGTTTCGGCCAGATCTTATTACGATGGAGATGCGAGATATATGTATGTCATGGTCTCAAGACATAGATACTATTGCACCTAGTCGATGGGACTTGTATGAAGTCGATCGATATTTCTTGGAGTTATGGAAGAACCGTTATGAATCTGATTAAAAAGTTAAGACATGAGATCTATATGTTGAAACTCGAAAATAAGCACCTTAAGATGATGCTAGAAGAAGTAAATAGTAATTGGGTACACCCCAAATCGTGCCTTCACAATGAGGATCCATGGGAAAAGTTTCTAACGTAAGAGCAACAGGATTTTTTATATTCAGTTTTATAGCACTATTCGTTGTATGGGGGTTGGGTAATGCTTACCCCAGTTGATTACTTCCCATTGTTTTTAACAGGGATTGTTTGTCTGTTTGGAGTATTTCTTTTTATACTATCGCTTTTCGACTGATGTTACAATTTGCTAGGTTCTGCGGAACAGTATTAAATAACCCATGGGGATGTGGACTAATGGCGTGGTGCCTAGTCTTCGTCCCCATTATTGGTATGTGGGCAGTTCATAAATATAGCTGGCAACACTGGGAACCTTTTACGAGGAAGCATAAATGAATCCAGTAATTTTAATCGGTTGTTTTACACCGCTGGTTTTAATTTTTATAGTAATGAAACTAGCTGTGTGGGTAACTGCAGTTAACACAGAAAACTCTTATGTCAGAAAAGAACCTTTACGAAAGAGAGGACCCTTCGTGGCAGATGCATATGCAGACGTTGATGAGAAGGAAGAAGAATATGGAGATCGCACAGACTATAGATGATGTGCTTCATCAACACTATGTCGTGGAGCAAGGAAAACCTGTTCCCAACTGGAGATATATTAAAGATCAAGATTGGTGGGTAGAGTATTTAAAAAATTTAGGAATCGATCCGAGGAACCCATGAATTTTGAATTAGATATGGATGACTATGCAATCATCCTTAACGCATTACACTACTACAAGAAAGTTGAGAAGCGAGGAAACTTTAAGCAGTATGATGTAGATCGTATTAACATGTTGAGAGATAAGATGGCTTATCAACTAGTTCCTAGTGCAGATAGTATGAGATGAATTTATTATTAAGACCTCTAGATAATGCTAACGACCCTGTGTGGTCAGTAATTATCTGTGTAATCCTTGCTGTTGCAATGGCATTGTTTGTAGTTATATACATACTAAATCAAGCATTCGCAGAACTCGAAGATGGGAGCACTAACACCACCAAGCAGGAAGAGCTGCTACAACTTCCGAGTGACGGAGATCAACCGTGTCCTTGATGGTGATACTATTGATGTTACTATCGACCTCGGGTTTGATCTATACAAGAAAGAAAGAGTTAGAGTTGCTGGAGTTGATACGCCAGAGAAAAGAACTAGAAACCTTGAGGAGAAAGCTCTGGGACTAGATGCTACCAACTGGATGAAAGAAAAACTAGAAGGAGCAATTGCTGGTGACGATGAACTCTCTGTCAGAACTGAATTGGTTGGCGGTATGGGTAAGTACGGTCGCCTTCTTGGTTGGTTATATATTGGAGATGCAGAAGTATCGTTGAATGAGCAGATGATTGCTGAAGGGTACGCTCACGCCTACGATGGTGGTACTAAAGATATGAATTTAGAAGCACTACGAGAAATTAGGAGAGCACATGGAACACTCATCTGAAGAAAATGAATGGTATTGTACCATGACATTAGGGATAGATGAAGTCCGATGTCTGTATGATCACTATGATTATTCGATAAGAATGTGGCCAGGTGCCCCTGCACGTCCTGCCGAAGAACAAGTTCTTCTGGATATAATGAAAAAGAGAATGGCTGCCATGATGTTTGAGTACAATTTTACGGAAATGTAGACAAAGATACAAAATGTTAGGATTTGTTACACCGTTTTTCCCTACATAGTCTTATAATACTTTGTAGCAGAGTGTAATAAAATGCTTGGACTCTATGTATTACTGACATGTTTCGTTCTACTTGTAGCATATGCAGGTATGGAAGAAACAGTTCGTCTCTTTGCATACATTGATCTCGTAATTAGGTATCAGTGGATTAAATTTAGAATGTTTATGATGAGACGTAAATTAGAACAACAACTTATAAAGGATCTACCTGATTACAACAAACTCATAAAGGAATTAAAAGATGACCAACGATAAGGAACTGTCGGATCTCAAACTAGAGAGAAAAGAATGTCCTAAATGTGGTGCTATTTGGATTAACGGCAAACACATGTTTAGTGGTACAGCCGCATCCTATGATAGAAGTGAAGTAGACCTTGCTGGTTTAGTTTGCAATAAACTAGGTGACAAGACATGCATCAATCCATCAAAAGGAATTGAGGGTGGTCAGACGTGGGAAAAACGTGCTGGTTACATCGAAGGTGCTATCGCAGCAAAGAAAGGAATGCTAGAAGATATGCGTGATGAATTTGGAGATCTCTAAATACTAGTGGTGAACTAGTTTTCTTATGGCAACCGATCAGATTTATCTTGGTAATCCGCTACTAAAAAAAGCGAACGTCAAGCAAGACTTTACCAAAGAACAAATTGCAGAGTATGTCAAGTGTCAACAAGATCCTGTATACTTCACCAAGAACTACGTACAGATCGTTTCACTTGACGAAGGTCTGGTGCCATTTAAAATGTGGGACTTCCAAGAGGAGTTAATTAAAAAATTTCACAAAAGCAGATTCAACATTGCGAAGCTACCTCGTCAGACTGGAAAGTCTACGACAGTGGTTTCGTATTTGTTACATTATGCGTTGTTTAATGACAGCGTAAACATCGGTATCCTCGCTAACAAAGCAAGTACAGCAAGAGATCTACTCGGTAGATTACAAACAGCATACGAGAATCTACCAAAATGGATTCAGCAGGGCGTGGTATCATGGAACAAAGGTTCTATGGAGTTGGAGAATGGCAGTAAGATATTGGCAGCTTCTACATCTGCGTCTGCTGTCCGAGGTATGTCGTTTAACATCATCTTCCTCGATGAGTTTGCGTTCGTTCCAAACCATATTGCAGA